CAGAGGCCCTTGATGCCTCCCCTATTGCCTCGGTTATTATTGAGTATATGACAGACAAAACGAACATTAACCTAACAGCTAGTGAATTGTACGCTGATTTATGTCAGTACGCTGAAAACATGGCTGTTAATACACGACTCAAGACATGGCCAAAGGACCCGAAATGGCTATGGAAAAGGATCAAAGAAGTGAGGCCTAATCTAATCAAGATCGGCATCAATGCCGAAAAAACGGACGATAGATGTAGTTATATAAAATTATCTAAAGATAGGCAACACAGGTAAAAGAGCTATCCCTGTTTGTCATAACTAGGCAATCTTTCCTGTTTTCATGATTACTAAACCGGGAATATGGGGTAAAACTAGGCAATGGATTACCTAGTTTTAAAGCTATCATGCAGCCGGTTATGGCACCTAGCACACAGCGGCATAAGATTCTTTTCATTATACTTCACGCCACCGTCTTTTAATGAGATAATGTGATGCGGAAGAATAGAAGGACGAGTACAAATCTTACACATCGGAAATTTCCTTAGATAATACCGTCTAAAGATATCCCACTTAGAATCGTATCCCCGTTCACGGGCAGATGGCCTGAAAGAATCATTGTATCTATTATTATCTCTTTGATGCTCTTCGCAATATCCTTTTTTAACAAGAGCGCTGCACCCAACCCTTAAACAGGGTTTTTTAGGTTTCCACATATTTAAAAACGTCCAATCTAAGATTAACCATGAGCAAAGAACAATCCTCCGCCAGCCTCTTCCGTATATTCCACTTGCATGATCATTCCATGTATTACTAATTGCATCTCAATATATTCAATCTGGGCAGCCTCTGCCCAAACCTTTAATAAATCAGCCATTTATATCTCCTTTCTAAGCTGTTAAGGTGGCTTTTATCCCTATTTGCAAACTACTGATTTCAGAAGGAGTAAAAGCAGATGCCGTTATGGGATTATTTTCCCATAATTTAGTAACATATTTCGGGTCCCCCGCCGTGCCTGGGATTAGGCCAGCGCTAAACATTGCTGTGTTATTATGAGCAATGCCTATCTCAAGGTTTTGTGCATCTGGCGCACCTTCGGTCTCAGCTAATGCTGATATTTGTATACATTTAATTTCCCCAGCTATACTATCTAGGGCTGATATATTATAGAGGTCTACTGCGCCGGTAGTGTTTATGCTCACACCTTCAACCGTGGTTGGGGGTATCTCGTTAATGCATGCATAATTCTCGCCGGTAGAGGGTGTCCATCCGGTAGAGCCTCCTGAGCTGTCAGGGACCAGCGCCATTATTTTTGTCTTGCCCGGAAAAACTGTCGTATCTATAACGATATCATCAACAAGCCGGATTGGATTAATATAATATGTAGCGCCTATACGTAGGATATTAAAATCTACATCGTCGACGCCGGCCTTAGTGTTACTTGTAAAATCTATTACCGTCTCTCCATTCACGAGGACTTTGCCTATTCCATTAGCGCTGCTAATTTTACTATGAAATTCAATACGATAATTCACGTTTGTTGATAGCGCTGCGGTTGCTGATGAAATACTGACATGTTGGCGATATAGATGTATTACCTCATTTGATGATAAGCGGACGCTTGAAATCCTTGACGTATTTTTGTCCAGATCGAATATATGTCTTACTGCAATAGAAGCAGCGCCTTGGAAATTAAACTTTCCGGCAAGATAAATTTCATTATAGGTAGTACCGAGGGATTTTGATATCCTTGCTCGTCCGGTAATAGATACCGAGTAATCGCCATCAATTGCATTAGCTGTTGTAATTGCTACTGTCCCTGCCCCACCTGCCTCCCATAGCCCATAATGTCCATGCTCAAAACCGTCTATAAAAATTCTACCCATATATTATCCTGTAGCAGCCTTAACCCCTATCTGCAAACTGCTAATTTCAGATGGAGTAAAAGCGGCGGTTGTTATTGGATTTTCCTCCCATAATTGAGAAACATGCGCTGGGGATCCCGCTGTGCCCGGAGTTAAACTTGCGCTAAAAACGACTGAGCTATTATGGCCAAACGCTATCTGCACTTTTGGCACTGTGGTTTCGCTCAGTATCTCGGCCAGTGCGGAAATTTGCACGCATTTTATCGCACCGGCCAAACTATTCAACGCCGAGACATTGTAAAGGTCTAGGGCGCTTGCAGTATTTGCATGAACACTATTGTCAGTGGTCGGCGGTACTTCGTCAACACATTCAAAATTCTCACCAGCGGCTGATGGAGCCCACTCTGTGGAGGCCCCTATTGCATTAGGAAGTAAGCCCATGATTTTTGTGTTTCCGGGAAAGGCCGTAGTATCGACAATAATATTATCAATAACCATATTTTGCTCATAAGCAAAGTCAGTATCTCCAATCCGCAAAATATTAAAATCTTCATCGGCTCCCGGTTTGGTATTGCTAGTCCAATTTATTATAGTTGCACCATCTAAAAGAACTTTCCCTACCCCTGCGGAGCTATCTATTTTTGCTTGGAATTCAATTAAATAATCGACATTTGAAGATACCTCTCCTGTTGTTGCAGAGGCAATAGCAGTCCCGCCACGATATAAATGTATTACCTTGGCAGTAGAAACGCCGATACCTAATATTCTAGTTGTACCTTTGTCAAGATCAAATATATGGCATGAACTAAAATGGGATACGAATCTAAATTTACCGGCAATAAAAATTTCATTATAAGTGGTGCCGAGCGGCCGGGACATTCTAACAACTTCTGTTAATCTAACGGAATAGTTCCCATCAATTACTCCCGTGCTAATAATAGCAGCCACGCCAGTATCGGAATCTATTTCCCATAAACCTAAGCTTCCATGTTCAAATCCATCAATGAAAATTCTACTCACGTTAAAATCTCCTAAAAATTCTGGCTTGCATCGGCAAACCATGTGCTATTTGACCGTACAAAGGTCAGCCAATCCGACTTATTGGCCACTGTGGTCATTGTGGGAGCCACGCCCCCTCTCCAGCTAATTGTACCTGCTGTAGCGCCTATGGCTAAAGTCCATCCTCCGGTAGCGTCTTGTGCTACCCTTAGCCTATAAACCTGCCCATTAACTCCACCGGTAATAATACAAGATGAATTAGTGGTCAAATGTACAAATCTAGTCTCTGCGGTAGAAAAATCTACCGTGAATGTTGAAGCGGAGGCGCCTACTGATGATTCCCTACCTCCTAAATAATCTGCCGGTTTTTTTCCTGCATCAACCGGCAAGCCCGCAGAGCTTGCGATTAAAATATTTCCTTCGGTTGCCGTACTGCCATGATCCGCAGATGAGTCTATGTTGTGTTGTTGGGCGTGGGTGGATATCGCCGCTACTTGTACCGCTAATGTTGAGAGTGCAGTTGTCACTGCCGTTAAGGCAATACCTCCATCAATAGGCAAGCCCGCAGAGCTTGCAATTAAAATATTCCCATCGGTTGCCGTGCCGGCATGATCATCGGTTGAATCAATATCATGCTGTTGTGCATGCACCGCCGCCGTACTAAGCATTTGTTGGAACGAGGGAAACAAGAGGTGGCAATAAAATTGTTTTGCCGTGGTATTAACCATACCCAAAACAATCCTGCTGGAAGGTAGTAAGGTTGTCGAGGCGGTTGAAAAGGCTACAAAGGTAGCTGAAATCGTAGCATTATTAACCGTGCTGAGGTCTGCATATACGATACTTCCCGTTGTGAGAGTTAACGTAGCGGAGGCAATAACATTTGTGAACATTTTACCACTTGAATCCATACCAAGGATTTTAAGCGGATCCGTCCATGTTAACTCACCTGAAGTGCTGTTAAATGTTATGGTACCATCACAAGAAATCAGCGGTACCTTTGTATTCCTAATAATTTTGTCGAAGGATTCTAAAGGAGGGTTCATGTCAGCCGGTTTAAATAATGTCGCTGTTGTATAACTACTCGCTAGTATCATTTATTACCACCTCCCAAGATGTTGAACTTTTCTAATAAGTTGTCGGTTAACTCCTGACAATGCTTTATTTTATCTTTATTCTCTTCTTCTTTTAATGCACGACCGGATATCTCTTTTTGAATTGTTACCCTTAACAGATTTAATTCAACAAGGATAGAATTTAATATTGCTTTTTCCGATAAAGTATGATCAGTCAAGACAGGATTATGTAAGTCATTTAATGGCATATTTTCTTATAACCGTAACAATATTGCCTAGTATTACCCCAAATTACCGGTAAAGTAATTTCAATTTAGGCGCATTCCTTTTAAGTTGATGTTGAGGTGCTTATCATAACATGATTTACACTCTCAAGATCATAATTCAAATGAGCCGTAAATTGAAAAATCGTTCCTATTGTATCCAAATCACTGGTTGATTTTCGATAAGTTAATGATTCTACACTGTTAGTATAAAATTCCACAGCGGTTGAGTCAGTGGATCCACTTACCAAAGAACCTGACCCACTAATAATTTTTGCAGTACAAAAATAACCTGCGCCAGGCTTACTAACTATATTATTATATTGATCTATCACTTTGAATGAAATATCAATCGAAGTATCTAATGTATCAATACTGGTTTTGCTAAATGATGTAAATATTTGATTAGACTCAGGTATTGAAAAATTATGATTAATGTCTCCCTGGGTTATTGCCGTCATATTGGGATAGACTAAAACAAAACCTAGCTCAACATGCCCACCGGCTATTGCTTCCCTTGTCGATGCGGTGGCTGTACCTGAGAATGTAGTTCCTTTAAGAACGTCAACAGCCAAATCCGTACCTACTTGTAAAACATCTATTCTAAAAGCACTTGTGCTTGCCGCATCTATTGTTTTAACAGCGGCAATATCGTTCATTTTACCGCCATCACCCATGCGGTACAGAGAGGATGAATTCATTGCGATCGCATCCAATACAAAGGTTGAATTGGCAACCCTAAATGAACCGGTGCGGACCATAAGGGACATTCCGGGATTGTTTGGCTTCCCCAGCAAATTACAACCCAGAGTAATTGCTACTCCTGTGCTTACCCCTGGACTTAATGTGGAAACATGCGTACTGCCCGGCACTGCCGTAGGCACTAATATTCCATGTCCGATTAACTCTATTCTGCCCTGGTTCCCCGAACAATGGGATATCCTTACAGCATTGCCTCTTTTAAGCCATTCCGGAGTCTGTGACCAATTCTCAGGATAATAGGCTAAAATCTGCCGATCGGAGCCTTGTATTTTTACAAAGGCATAACGGTCAGTGCTGTTTACAGACCAACAAATACCGTCTCTACTCTCTGTGTGTCTAGTATGCCGGTCATCAACATAGTTTCTTAATTGTTTAGCGCCATAAAGCCTCATACCTCGCCTTCCTTATTTGATATTCATTCTTTAGGATAATATTAACATTCCTACCTTCTTCATCACGTACAATTATTGCTTCACCTGACTGAAGCAATTTTACTACTTGACGAACCTTTTCAATTGTGTCAGTAAGATCGGTACCATCTCTAGTAACAAACTCTACTATAATTTCGCATATACGGCTAACCTCCAATGTTTCAATCGGAATCTCAAGCTCAAAGTTCACTAACTACCCACCCTATAATATGGTCATAAAAATATCCATCGTTTGTATTTGCCCCGGAGGCTTTTTTATATCTCCGGATTAAATTAACGATAAAGATTTTTAAACTCAGCCCGGTATGGGGATGAACGATTTGTATTGTATCGCCATCTTCGTCTTGTAAATGTGCAATCTTGGTTATTCTGATACGCCGCCTTTGGTATTTTACTACCATTAGTTCATGATTTGCCACTACAGCACAATCACTCTGTGAATAGCATAATGGGTCTTCCAGTTTTTTCTCAATTACACAGCCTGTTTCTGCCTGAGCTTCGGTGTCGTCTGCACTAGCTTGAATCGAACGTCTTATCTTGCCCATAGGGAGGGCGTATATTTCATATTGAAAATTACCAATAGAGCAAAGAATAGACAAAACAAAGCTTAAGGATAGATTTGTCAGTATTCTACCAAAAGAAATCGTCATTCTCCCTGTCTCTACATTCCCAATATCATAGGTTGCCGCTAAAGCAACTAGCCCGCCGACAAGGGCAGGGATTAGGTTCGGGGCTTTAACTGTTACAGTGCAATGCTTAAATGTTACCGTGTCTTGGGCAGAGATACTTTCCGATATGGAACCTGCCATCTTAAATGCAATAGAGTTAGCTGTTTCAAGTACATTCAATCGAGGATTTTTACAACGCCTACTAGCGTCAGGTGAATAGTAAACCCGGTAATCTTTTTTCGCTCCCCACCATCCGGTAGTGCCGTGAAGCTCGCCCACCCTTTCCTCACCAAAGGTTACATCAGTCCATGAGCGCTCTTGGCCCATAACCGTTACCTTGTTGATAAAATTAGAGTGCCGGTCATCCGGTTCATGGCTTATTATTTTATTCGCAGCCGTGTAAGTGTGATCTACGCTATTATCGTAATGAATTCTTTTACATTCTGCTACATGATCAACATCAAATCTAATGTAGTAACCAAACCGGTCACAGATTTGATTAATCACTTCAAAAAGTTCAGTCTCTATCCATTGATGTTCAATTTGTACCCTATTATCAAAATTACTTATAGATATATCACCGCTGTCAATAGCTGCCCATGTTTGCAAAACATCCGATATAATGGTTTCGGGAAAGGCCTCGTAATATTCCGTAGCATAAATATGGTTCTTTTCCCAAATGATCCGTTCATCTTCAGCGATTACGCTAATATTGGTATATTCACCGCGCTCATATCTAAGCCTTGCCTCCGCTACTACTACGGTACCCATTTTCTGCCAGTATTCGGAGCTTGAGATGATTTCACCAAACCGCAATGTGATCTTGCGGCCTTTTTTAACATACGGAGAAAACAGGGAGTTCTTGTTGTAGGGATCAAATAGATGCCCGGCTGCTAAAGTAAATTCCAGCCTAGACGGAGTCCCGTCTATTGACCGCTCAAAGGATATTTCATCCTCTCTGGTTAAGTAAGGAGTTAAGTCTAAGGTACTGCCATCTTTGCCCCATTTGATAGAATGCTCAGTCCCATCCACATTCTCGCTGGTCCAGAAGACATACATTGATCCCGAATCTCCAGGGTCTACCCAGCCCACAGCTTCATAATCCCTATATCCTTGCACTAAGGCTGCAATGCTTGACCAGTTCCAAGAGGCCCCTGACTTAGTTCCAACAGTATAAGCAGTTTGTCGCATAGATCCGTGGATAGAAAACATAACAACTCCCTGCCATGCCGAACCGGTACTATCTCCATGTCCACCAAAAATTAAATCATTAACATCATCATAAAGACAATGCCAGAAATCATTTTCGCCTGAAGATGTCAATCCGGGAATATTAGTATTTGAATGTAGAATCCACGAATCATTGCCGATATTATATATAGCTATTCCATAACCAAAATGAGCACAAATTATCTTATTAGGCTCACCTAAACAAAAATCATAAAAATCATAATCATTAATAGATGCATAAGAGGGACGATGATAAATAAAGGTATCGTTAGAAAGATCAATTTCAACTATGCCTCGATAATCTTCTTGTGAATAAGAGGATGTATAATTCATAGCGCCGTATATTTTCCCACCATAATAGACGAATCTATTAATTCCGTAGTAAGGAAAAGAGGAAAAGAGGCCATGATTATAATATTTCCAGAGCGCAGTAGTTGACAATGTCCATATACGCATAAATCCATCAAATATAGTATTTTGGAATCCACCGGACAAAATAATCAAATCATCTTCAGGCCTAACTTCAAAATATCCATCCGCAGATTTTCCTACGCCTGTAGCCTCATGTTCGGTTATGGTATTTAACTCATTTATAACCTCTGTAAAAGTATAAGGTTCGGCTCCTTCGGTTAAATCCAAATATCCGATAAATATTCTCCGCGCAGTATAATGATTATCAATCATACAAACCCATAATTTATTGTTAGTTAAATCTATTTGTGTATGGGTTATTTCTGTATTATTTGATGGTGAAGTCCATGTCACATTTTTCGTTACTCCCCATCCTGTATTTGTATCAAAATAATAATGCGTTATCGTATCTGCATCTGCATTTAATAAACCAATACATCTACATGGGGCAATGTTTCTATTTGCTATTGGAATTAAATACCTCTCTCCTTTATCTCTATGCCACCAGACATGTTGGGTTGCGCTAAACGCGTCAGAACTAAAAGCCGGGGCAGTGCTGACATCCCAACAGTCATCTACGGTCCATGTATCTATATCAATTTTAACTATGCATTGAAATTTTTTATATCCTCCGCCACTATAAACATTAGTAACATATAATTTCCTATTAACCGAATCAAAACACATATTTCCGGGAGTATCACCTGACAACCAATTCGTTTCACTATCATCCATCTGGAGGGCTGATATTTTACGGGTAAATAGCAGATATTGTTCATCCGCTACCTTTTGTACGGAAACCGCATGATTAGCTATTTCGGATTTTAGGGTGTAGCTGGTAACTACATTCCCAACCCCCCACGTTCCTCCGTTGTCGGCTGAGATAGAGTAATATATATTAGTCAAGTCTCCGCCTGCGGTGGCCTCTACATAATCAAACCATAACCAGATGTCTCCGGAAGCAAGTAAGATTAATGAGGGATTGCGCTTTTCCTTTGTATCATCCAAACCTCCAACCGCCATTTCAGCCTCACCGGCCCATGAAGTGAAATCGGCGCTGGTACGTTTATAGAAATGATAATGGCTGTCACCAGCTACAAATTTAGTATAAACAACTATATAACTATTCGTAGTAATAGTTAGTACCCATGGATCGCCGGTAGTGAGAGTATTGGCCCAATTTGCAATCTCTCCATCAGAGACAGCGACCCCTTGTTTAGTAATAATACGGTATTTTAATCTATATAAAGTATTGCCCGTGTCGTTAATTAAATACACCATCCCGATATTACCGTTGGTCAACTCACATAGAGACAAACCGGAAAAATCATCAGTGCCTATATTTATATCAACATACGACCATTCATTTCGGGCGGTATCGGTAAAATAGTATTTGATCAAATAGGCTCCGGCCTCAGCGCCATATCTAAAACCAAGACATAACCTGCCATCAGAATGTGCTATTGCGGAGGGATGCTTTTCATCAATTGTATTGTCTGTGAGGAGTTGACCTGCTAAAGGAATGTCAGTGCCTTGGGGAAGTGATTTGATCTCAACTATAGGGCGGCGGCTTGCACTTTCTTGAGCTGTATTTAAGGTAGCATCAAGACTAAGAGACATATCATGTTACCTCGCTCATTATGAGTAAGTCTAATTGACAGTTAATTCTATTATAATTTGCCGAGGATTCCTGCGATATCCAGTATTCCCCGGTTAAGTTTAATACTTCGACATTATAGTTAACGGTAGATCCATGAAGTTTAGGCTGCCAGACAACCTGTACGTCTGACTGATAAACTGCATCTAAGGCATCAAACATAGTGGAGGGCATTGCGTTCCACTTAAGAGGTATGGTTTTACCTACAATTGCCGTCCCCCATGAAAAATATTGAACGGACGAATATGTTTGCACATGAGCGTTAATTTTATCCCCCTTCAGCATTTTCATACTTCCGGGATCAAGCGCAAATGTAGTTGTGGATAATACCATCATTACATATACCTCCTAACTACCCGTTCGGTTGCCTCTTCTATTTCCGAGCGCAAGTCGGAACTTAGTCGTGGATTACGCTCCGCAATGGTAACAGGCACTACTATTGAAACACTTCCCTTGCCTACTTTTTCTTTTGATGTAACCTCTTCGCCAACTTCCATAATAACCCGCCTTTCGTTAGCTTTTAGGCCCTTATGAAGCCTAGGGGCATGATCATAATAAGCTTGGGGTATCATGCGCCGCCGCCCCACAAGGCCGCCTTTATGAGCTGCCATCGTAGGGGATGGAGGCGGAGCGGTAGTGGTGCCAGGGGAAGATATACCTTCTAAAAGAACATCCGCCATAGGCCTTATAAGTGCTCGCCTTAGAGTAATCCTCATTAGCTCGGTAATAATATAATCAACCATATCTTTGAAGCTTGCCTTTCCGGTTTTAATGAAATCAATTATTTGATCTTCAAGTTTTCTAAATACATTGACTATAAGGTCCCCTGTTTGCTGTCCAATATTAGCCAGTTCGTCTACATATGTTCTTAAGGCTGTTTGCATTCCGTATATAGCCGAGGTATTTTGCTTTACAATGTTTTCTTGATCAATCATCTGCTTCTTTAATTTCTCCATAACTTCCACTTCTTCCATGTAAAGGCTTATTTGTTCCTCGGTACCTTGTTTCATGGTACCGAGATATCTATCTCTAAGACTATATTCTTTTTTTAACAGCTCAAGCCTTTTTTTAGCTATAGTAACTTGACTGTACATGTTTTGTGCAATATCTTTTTCCATCCCGGCAATATCAAGACTTAATCCGCTTATTTCCCGCTGTTGAGCTATGATATTATATTGTGAGGCAAGGTCCTGTATGCTCTTTGCATATTCAAGGGCATTAATCTTGCCTTTTTCAAATACGGAGATAGAGTCTTTTAATAATTGATCCAGCCTATCTTGCTCAGGGATAAGCGCTTGCAAAGAATCCTTTACATTGGTCAACGCCCTGTTCTCTTCACCAAGCTTTAGGATTATATCAGCTTGATGCTGGAAATTCTTTTGTTTAATAGCGCCGGTCTTTTCGTCCAGCTCGAAACCTGCACGTTTAAGATGATTGTATACATCTTGCTGTTCATTAGTGAGGGTGAGAATATAGGCCTCGCTCTTAAGAGTGGCAATATAATCCTTAAGCTTATTTCTAAAGTTATCCATTTGTGTAGATATAACGTCTAAAGGTTTTTTATCCTTAATATCTATCACAATCTTAACCGGTTCGCTTAATTTCTTAAGCGCCTCATTTATATTATCCAATACCGCCATAACTTCATCCTCAGCCTTAAAATCCGGATCAATGCTAATAGTAGGTATTTCAAAGGCAAACTTTTTTTGTAAAAAAGCGCCTAGTTTACTTTCCTTTATCTCTTCAACAAGGCTGTTATATAGTTTTGTAATCCTTATTATTCCGGCCTCAAGGACAACAAATTCAAGCTTGGCAATAGCAGTTAGCCCCAAAAAAGACAGGGCTATTGCCTTAGTTATGGAGCCTATCGCTTCACCCAATATACGCGCCTTTTCAGACTGCTTAAATAGCATTTTCAATGCCTCTGCCATTTGTATCAAGTCTTCGGACATTCCGGAAATTACTTGTCGCATAGTTCCTACGCCGATAGATTTCAAGTCCTTGAAACTCATTTTAAGCTTCTCAATTTTTTCACCAACCTCATCTTTAAAGGTAAGGCCTAACTTCTCAGCTAGAGTGATCCAGTCCTCAAGCACACCTCTTCCTCTGCTAAGCATAGTTACCAATTCCAGCCCACCACCAGTAGCGCCTGCGCTTGTAGCAAAAAGCTTAGTCGCATAATAGGCTTTAAGCGCACCGTCTTCAATTCCTTTAAATCTATCCGAGATATCAAAGAAGACTTCCTTGAGAGGCCTCATTGTTCCATCCATGTTTTGAAAATCAATAGTTAAGTCTTTGAATATTTTTGCAGCTTCCCCGCCCTTTGTTTGTGCCAAACTCATCTGAGTCGATAATTTCCGGAAGCCTATCTCTAAATGCTTCAGCTTTAAATCAAGCTTATCTGCGATATAGGCAAAACCTGCGAAGTCCTCCGTAGCCATCCCTACGCCCTCCGCAAGGCGCTTGATTTTATACATAGTTTTAACTGTTTGCTGACCCATGTGGTAAATTTCACGTATCCCCATGCCAAGGCCTACAATTTGTAAACTTTTTTTAACTACTTTACCAAAAGAACCAACCTTATCAATCAGATGGTCGAAGTCTCCGGATATCTTAGCTATATCTGATGCAACACTGACATATAAGGACCCTACTTTAAGTGGCATATTTCCTCTTACCCATGCTGTACATTTTTTATTTTTTGTTGTGACACTATGGCCTTGAATTTAGCTTGTAAATCTTGCTTCGTCTCTTCCGGTTTTTCATCTTCAAGCATAAAAAATGCTATCCAGCCAGCGAGTTCACGGCTATCCATTTCCGATCTTAGCTGTTTAACCGTTTTTCCCAACTCACGAGCTAACCGGAAGGTGAACCTAAGCTCGAAGTTGGTGGAGATTCCCCCTTGATTTGTTCTACTCCTTCCTTGTTCAATCCGTTTAGCTTGGATGCTGCTTTAAAAATCTTTTCCAATGCCATTCCGGACTTAGTGCTTAACTTTGCTTTATCTTTATTGGTAAATATAAGCTCGCCTTTAGCGTTAGTACAAGTCAAGACTACGACTTCCTCCATTAAATCAACAGGGACGTCGCCGGTTGCGGCCCCTACCCGTGCAATAAATTTAGCCCGTTCATTAGCTGTCATTACCTTGACAAAGCAATACTTCCCCCATTCGCTTATTACTACTTTTTCTAAAGTAATATCATCGACATCGAGGATCTCTTTAGTTAATATTTGAGTTTCCATAAAATTCCTTTCTTTAGGTTGATAATCACTACTATTCGTTTATTCTTGTCGAATCGACAACCGGCCCGGTTATTTCAAGCGTAAGACTGGCGCTTATTTTATCGTCAACCGCCCCTGTGATCTGATGTAGCAGGCAATATGCCTCAAACCATGATCTTGAAGGATATGAGGTTGAGGTAATAAGGGCATCGGTAAACAATATATCAAACAACCCTTTTCTGCGAGCCGCCCTATCATTTTTTAATCCGACTTGCCCGGCGTCCGTGGCGTTATAGTTTACCGACATGGTCAATTGCCCTTCGTCCCGCAGGCCTATCAATTTTTGCTTAGCCGTTGATTGTAAATGAGTTATATCAATTACCGCAGCCCCGCCACCGGGACCGGAAAAATCATTAACCTCTCCAATCTCTTCCATTAAATGTCCGGTAATAACGATATCAGCGGTTGCGTTTGTTGTTAATATCGGACCATAAACATTAATAGCTGTAGTCACCACTGATTTTATGGGATAAAAACCGGTATCGACTGAGGAGAATCTAATACAATGATTGGTTGTAAATCCCAAGGCGGCAAAATCAATTGTCCCCGGACAGTCAATCACGGTTGTTTGAATATCCATTGCAGTTGCAGCCGAACTATTAACCGTAACGGTAGAGGCCCTTCTTATTCTAAGCCCTTGCGCTTCCATGGCCATAACATCACCTCCTTTGTTAATTATTTAAAAACTCATTATTTATTTAATATTAATTATCGCCAAAGACCTTTGACTAAACTTAAGCTTAACCAACTCTGTGCCAAAGCCGAGATTATTTAGCTTCCGTATAGTTTTATTTGCTTTCCCTAGGTCAAGTCTAGTTGCTAAAAGAGGATCGCTAACACAATAAGGCTGATCCCTTATAAATTTTATAAAATATCCACTCCCGCTTTTGACAATAAACAGACGTACCATCCTTTTTTATATCTAGGCCGTTGTGTGTGTCACAGCGCCATCAATCTCTAAAGTAATACTGGCGGCTATACTATCGTCAACAGCTCCCGTTACCTGGTACAAGAGACAATAGGCATCGAATACGGCACAATTAGTTGCCGCATCATTAAACTTTATCAGAGCTTTTCTTTTGGTGCGTGTAGCCCTATCGCTTTTTAATGCTATTTGCCCGACATCCGTGGCGTTAAAATTGACCGACATGGTTAATTGCCCCTCGTCCCGGAGACCTATCAATTTTTCTTTAGCGGTTGACTGTAAATGAGTTACATCAATTACAGCAGCCCCGCCGCCCGGCCCTGAAAAATCCTTTACCTCTCCTATCTCTTGGGCTGACGAGACAGCGGTGCTCGTAGACCAAAAAAATCTAGTTCCCTGAGCTTCAATAGCCATATTTCCTCCTTACTCCCGATTCCAGATCGAGAACTCTAAGGTTCTTATGAATTGGTTTAATTCATCATCAAAGTCATCAATCGGTGAACTAAACGTCTGTGCAGAGAATTCAACAGAGCTACTCATTGCCTCTATTACAGCCTCGCCTATTACCCTTCGGCTGTCAATATCCGAGGTATAGATATTGACATTATAATGGCCGTTCTCTAAACCCGCATATCCTCCCAAGTGAACTACCCTATGTCCGCCGGTTCGCTGGTAATCAATTGCGGGCAGGCTGTCATCCTGGTTGCGATGATCCGGATTAATATTCGCAGTGCTGACCTTTGTATTAATAACCGTGCTAGTTGTCAAGACCTTAAATAGTTTTTCTTCAATGGACACTAGGCCGTTCCTTTAACTCAACAAAGTTTTTATACTTTTTTTGCATTTCTCTTAATGCTTGACGCCAAGTTTTATCAAAGGCCAATTTCAACCATGGCTTTGCCCTGGCTCCGGGATGTTGCACTTTAACTCCAAGGAAAATACCTTCTTTTGTTCTTAAAATCTTCTTTCGTTTTACTTTGATTTCGTGCGGAGCTGTGCCGAACTCCACCAGCCGTCCATACCAGCCGTCATACTTGGCTCGTTTACCTACCGTATTGCCGACTAGATAAACAAACCTAGTTTTAGGAACTTTACGAAATCTCCGAATCGCAATACTTTTTAGCAAGATACCCCTTTTGACCGGTACGGTTTTTCTCGCAGCTTTCGCAAAAACCAGCGCCCCCTTTTTTGTCATAGCAATCGCCCCATCTGTTTGAGCGATAGCGCTAATTTTTTTTAGCCGGTCGCTTAAAGCCTTTAACCCTTCAACTTTAATAGTAATTCTATAGCCCGGAAAGCTTTGAATCATAATAATTTATTATTCCAAATTTCTACCTAAAATTAACAAATCGGTGTGCGCGTAATCGACATCTATAAGCCCCTGGATTTCAAATATATTACCATCGCATGCAATCACTTGTTTTGTATTGATCACAGAGGTATAGCGTGCTGTGAACTTCATATCCACATCGTAATATCTCTGGTTCTGTAGGAATATTTCTTTACCTTCAACCGGTTCAACCTTTGCCCAAAGATTTTCAATTGTTGTGGTATAGGTAAATATTTTCCCGCCGTCTGTGCTTCTCGCTGTACTTTTCGGGGAAAGAACATTGATTAAATTATCGAGCTCACCGGCATTCATTTTTTTATCCTTGTTTTTATGGAACGCTTATAGATCGTAGATTATATAATCATCCACCAAACCATCAATAAAATCTCTGCGTAAATTTTGCAGTCTGTCGCCTTCGTTAATAGGGATACGATATTTATGGTAAATACCGACTTTCTCCATTAACCATAACTTGATTTCTTCAGGCGTTACGGAGGTTTGCCACCCTGATACATAGTCTACAGTTACAACATTTTTATATGTTCTCACATTTGACGGCCAGCTTGTAGAATATCCTAAATATATTCTACAAGGGACGATATTACGATCTATTTCATAATTTGATGAATCAACAACACATGATACCCCTCCGGATGTGGGTATAAAAGAGACGGTGATATCCGTGGATACAGTGGAGAGCGGAGGGGACCGTGGAAGGACTATCTCAGAAGGGAACGAATCTAAAGATAGTCTATAATTCGTTGGTATTATTGATCTTTTTAAATAATTTTCTGCCTGACGGCTGACTGCTTTAATATATATATTCAGTAATGCATCTTCAGCCGTGGTTTGGATTTTAAGATGGGACTTGACCTCATCAACCGAGATAGCCTCAGTAGTTCCTCTCGATGTAACCGATAATGATCTTCCTTGAAACATGACGTTCCTTATTTTATAAACCGAGGGATAAGCTTACCGCCTGAAAAATAGGCGCAAAATCCGCCCATAAAAGCGCCAATAAAGGTAAGAAAAGCGCTAATCCTCAATTTTTTGTTGATCTTTTTTTCAAGATGGTCAATGCGTTCATCAACACAAAGCAGATTATTGAATATTGCCGCAATTTGATCATTTGTTGATAAGTGCAAAAAAGTGTCACTCTCTATTTTTATCCCTTTTTGTCTGGGCATTTACAATACCTCGATTTTCGAGCGGAGTTGTCATCTGAGTCTCAATAGGTCTATTAACTTTACGCAAGGGAATCTTCGCATTTCCTTCGGCAAGATGTCTGGAGGCCTCCATCTCGGAGAGATTAACAATCTGGCCCGTTCTAAGCCTTTTTTTGTCATCTTGATTTATACAAGGTGTAACGATTTGTACTTTAATCATAAACTCTTCCATATTTTAATTTGCTCATTGCACGCCGAAATCGCCCCCGTGTACTGATCCACTTTCCTTTGTTCGTTCATTACAACTTGTTGTGATTTTACCATTCTTTGTTGCATAGACATTGCTTGATTCTTTACTTTTTTCATCCATGCATCTTCTTGTTTTTCTTCATAACCATATAAAAATCTGGTCTTAACGAGATCGGCTTCGTCAGGAATATTTATGTTAATTCCTTTTCCTAGTGCTATGCCGAGAAAAAATTCACACGAGGGTCTTTGGTGATGATATTCGGAGTCTACAGCCATATCCACACCATAAATACCAATCTCCTTGAATTGCATATAAATAGCTAGGGCAATTTCATAGCTAATGGTATTGGTGAAATATCTTCCGAAGTCTTCGGTTATATCTTTGATGGGATATTCTGTTGATGTTGGGACAATGTCCCATTTTTGCTGCATATAAACAGGACATTTTAATTTCCCTAGGCCTGCTATGTAATCATTTACTTTCTGGCCCCTAAAATCATATTTCCACCTTCTGGAATAAAGATTGTTTTTACACTCAAAGGGGTGGATCTCAAACCACCGGCTCCAAGGTTTGTCCGGTAGAGTTAAAAATAGATTATTAACTCCCCAGAATTCACAGTCTTTGTCATCCCACGGCGTTTCGCTCTTACTGTCCGAACAGCCGACAATCACAACTTTATCGTGCTTTCTTTCCATAACCCTTTTTCCCTTTCTTAAATTAATTATTATGTTTAATTAATAAATCTTTGTTAATGTTATATAAGGCTTAAATGTTTTTCTTTATACCAGCCTTCCTTGTCTTTAGTTTTAACATAATATACATTCCCGCTCTCATCAAAACCCAGCATACTTATTACTCCTAATTCTTCAAAGAGTGTCTTTACGCGTTCATCTAAGCTGAATTTAAAGGTAGTATGAGTTTCCATAATTTCTCCTTATAGTAATTGTGGGGGGTGGCCCCCGCCGGGGGTTATGGAAACCCACAGCAGGGACCATATCCCCCCCCAACTTATTTAGATTGCCCCAGAGGTACTTATGTCTTTTTTATGAAATCCCTGAAAAGATCCGAGATACGCTACATCTCTAAAAATATTAACTGACACAGGGATTGCGCTTGAGAGTGTGCAATGGCACAATACACCAAAATTTGTGTATGACGTATTTGTGCTGATTAGATCGGCGGCGTCAAAAGAAATTATGCCTTGACTTAACTGCGCGTTCGCCATAAATGACCCGGTATCGTTACCTACCGTCGTCTGGGCTGTTACGGTAATATTTAAACCACTGCTTTTTAGGACTTCCGGCTTGTATTCAACATCTACATACGCTACAGTAGCGCCCGTATTACTAAATGTAGCATTAATATTCGTGGCATGAGCCTGAATTGCAGTGGTTAAACTTTTTGCCACAGCAGAGGCAGCCCCGGCCCCGATGAATCCAAAAGCCGTAGCAGTCAAGGACGTAGCATAAGTGGCATTACTGGCGCCATGAAAAGTAATACCATCCACCTTAATTGTTCTGACAGCCGTGGTCATTGCAGAGCCCAAAACAGAGATTCTACCTTTTAGGCATTTACTTATCACACCGGCTGTACTGGAAGTACCAATCGCTAGTGTGGCATTAGTTATTGCTACATAGGAAGAAACCCCCTCAGTAGCGTTCCCTCCCACAATACTAAAATCAATTTGCCCGCCGGTTGCCGGAATTGCACCAACAACGCAATGAACAGATACTCTATGAACTCCTTTTATGCTATAACTCCCTGAGTATAAAGAACTAGACGTTGCATTAGTTTGTATCGCAGCATCTACCCTAATATCCTCCAATACAGCCCCTTTCCCTCTCATAATCGAACCCTCCTTTATTTTTTTAAGCGTTAATTAATTCATGAACTTATGCTTAATTCATGAACTTATGCTTAATTATTCTAATATTACTATCGGGCTTATTGTATTAGATGTGGAACCCTCTAGTGGGATTGGCTCTTCCAACCATGGGTGGCCATCCACATTCCATATAATTCTAAAACAGGTTTGATCGGACGTGAAGAAGACTTCCTTTGACAGATCGACAAACGGTCCCGATCCGTCTTTAATAAGATAATAAGACAGGTCCGCTAGTAACAGATCTCCTTTTGTCCCTAACCCCGGACACCGTTCAGCCCAAAGCACGTCAAACCCCATTAGAGTAGGGGGAACGCCTTGAGTCGCTGACACGTGCCACATATTGTTGTTTGCCGTATCTCTAATATTCACAAGCTGTGGAATGGTAGTTTGACTTGCAAGCCAAACCAGACCCCCTCCAAACTTAGCTCTAGCATACATCCCAACTATATCTGCATATGCAATTTGTGCAGCCGTGGCCCGGTTGTATGCAATTGCACAAGAGGCGTTAAATACTCCGGCCGCCTTTGCAGCGCCATCACCTCTTAAAAAATCATAATCTTCGGACCCTATCTTGGCTAACCTCATTTGTTTTTCAACAAATGAAGTACAGGCGTCCCAATTTCTTAGCAATTCATTCGTGACCACTAAGTATCCTGTCATCTTGTTAGGCTCGAACGTAACCTGCTTAAAAAATATATTAGTTTCGGTTAAATTCGCCTGTTCACCTTTGTGATAAACAACGACACCTCCGTACATATTCCTATTGGCGCCCTGATCAAGGGTTGGAATAGTTAGTTTTGCATCCGGAGGATCACCGGCAGCTATAACTGTGGCTCTTGGACGGATTAGAGCTTCCTGGGGCTGAACTTGTTTTACGTTTCTATCAAATTGTTCAGGCAGCACAAACCCGCCTAGCTGCCCTGTACCAACCTGTTGAGATGCCCTTTTCTCGTCAATTTTCATTAACCGGGGATCACTGCGGTTTGTTGCGATAGTAAAGAAAAATTCCCCTAAATTCTTAAAACCATTATCCGGTAAAGCCCTTTGGTTATTGTCGGGCGGGGGTGGAGTTTGACTAACTGTAAATTCACTATTCACGACCTCCAAAGATGTTTCCAGCGCATGTAATTCCTTTTCACGCGTAATTTCATTATCTAAGTGAGATACGCTGGCCTTTAGCTCTTCATATGTTTTTCCTTCCTCATCCGTTAAATTTCTTTTCTCCTCATCTGCCTTGGAAACCAAAGCTCTCATTGAGCCTATAGAATCTTTACGCATCTTTTGTAACTTTTGAATTTTATCCATCAATTCCCTCCTTTAATTAAGATTAACATTTGATAATCCTTTATGAAAATTCTTATTAACCAATTTCCAGTAAGTCAATCTCCTTTCCTAGAAGTGTATTTCTTATAAATTCCGGAGGACGAGAGATTGATTCCCTCCATTGAGTATGCGATCTTAAAGCTACGTCCGCATCCTCATAAGCTGCGAAAGTAACCGGAGATACGTCCAATAACTTAACTTCCTTTAAAATACGTAAATCAGTTTTATCTTTTTCAACTATCCATTCCGTAACAATAGCATTAAAAGAAAAGGACATTTGCGAAATATCCCCACGTTCTATTGAAATAACCAAATCCCGTGTATATGAGGTGTCGGCTGGGAAGATTTTTATTGCCAGTCCGACTTCATCCTCTTGAAGTTCTAAGGTTTTAGACTTGTTTCGGCCAAGGATATAGTTTGGTTCGTGATTAAAGAGCGCTCTTATATCATCCTCTTTAATCGTTTTTGTAAAAGCTCCGGGTGAAACTTGCTCTCTAAACCAACCGCCTATATCTGTTATAATATTAAAAACAGCGGCATGGCCGACTATATTTTTAATGCCCTTCTCATCTTTCTCAGTCCTAAATTCTTTAAAATTAAAGAATCTTCTTTCAGTATTACCCTCAAAATTACTTTCGTCACTACTTCTTCTTTTTCTTTTTTGGCTTTGGGTCATCGTCATCCTCATTGTCCGCTTTAGGACTTGTGTTTTTATTATCATCTACATCCGGAGGGTCTTCCCCAGCCTCAATCATATTAACAGGTTCAAGATATCTATCTCCATTTTCTATAGGATTGTCATTCTCTTTTTTTCTAATATCATTAACAGACAACCAACCCCATTGTCTGCCGAGTGCATATGATTTATTTCTGCTTTCCGTATCGCCTCTTAATAAGCCGTTAATTGAGAATTCAGCATATATTTTATCATAATCTTCTTCCGGAGATAGATCGACATTAATTGCCTCTTCAATCCGTTTTAGCCAAGGCGCAAGGGTGAATTTAACAAATGACAGCATGAATTGCTCTGAGGATGAATGAGTCATCGTCTTGTCAGGATGTCCGATCATAACGGCAGGCATCCTATAAAAACGACAAATCTCCTCAACGGAGAATCTTCGGGTCTCAAGGTATTGGCTGTCTTCTTGCGAAATTCCGGTTTCTTTCCACTCAGCGCCCAGATCAAAGACCATAACCTTGAATTTATTATCCCCGGTCATACCATAGGTCAATTCCTTGATCATTTTCTCCTTCATGCCTTCTTTGAGCTTGCCCGGGACTTTTACGTATCCCGAGGTTCTTGCGCCATTCTTATAATAATTAATACCATGATTTTCAGCATGTTGTGACAATCTTATTGATTTTCTAGCGTATTCAATCGGGCTTAAGCCAACCACCCCGTCCAGTGATAAGCTTTTAACATGCCAAATTTTATCAGCGCTATAATCTTTTGATACACCCTTATCATTTATATATTTATAAATAATCTCATTATCCTTAACCTCCGGTGTCATTTGCTTCGTTTTAAGAGAAATTATTTCAGCGAGCTTGCCGGCTTGGGTATAATTCTTACCGCCGTAATAATTTCCTCTAAGGGAAAGCATAGCGACAATATTTTCGATAAAACCAATTTTTTTTTGTAATTTGTTTGGTTTTCGAAATAATTTAGCTAAAAAATAATCACTATATTCTTCTCTTTTATCATCGCTTACTTTTTTATACCATTTTAGCGGCAGCGTGGAAATAGTCTCGCTTAAGACCTTAATGCAAGCAAACACGGTTGACACTTGGAGTGATTGCTCATCGGATACTTTTTCACCTGACAAGGCATCGGTAATAGTTCCCAACAACCAATGATCCGTAGCAGATAAAGGTTGGCTAGGACCAAATCCTTTATTGCGAGCTTCAGCCTCCGGTTGAATCTCTTTGTCCTCCGGTTGAATCTCTCTGTCCTCCGGTTGAATCTCTCTGTTGTTATAAAAAAAAGGGAATTCTCCCTTTAGCCCGATGCCCATAGTTTGATTAAAATCATTATTTTAGGTGATAAACTTATTGTTATGATTATGAATTTGTATTCATATATCATTATGTATTATTATATATCGGAAAATATAGGAAGACAAAAACGAGGTTGGCTTAATTGATTTAATTTATATTTTAATGCGGTTTTTGTTGGCTAAAACATTAGTCTTTATTATTTCTAATATCACAAAAGCTCTTTTCTGCATTTCTTGTATGGCTTCATTAGCCATTTGAGAAGTCTCTTCTCTGTATTCTACTTTTGGATGTGCTATTGCCTCTAAATTATTTAAGATATCCGTAAGGGTATTTTCTAATATTTTATATTCTTTTTGAGTTGCTTGTAATGTTCCTCGGGGCGGACATGGCATATCCGCCTGTTGTCTTTCTTTAAGGCGACATTCACATTCACCATCACCATACACGATCCTACATGCGCAAGCATGAATATGCCCTTGCCCCAGATGCGTATGCATATTTCCTGTTGCTCTTTCGCCCTCTGCCTCTGTGTTTAAAATCATCCGGTACCGGACCTCTCTCCCCAACTATAATGATTCCCGTCCTTCCATCGTCCGCCCCATGTGCCACCGATCGACTCCCAAAAGAGGCCTAAAGGTTTGTGCGCTTTAGTACTTCGCAAATAGTGTCCGCTGCGGAAAAGGTTGAGATCCGCTGCTAATTTTTTCTTATGGAATGATCCCCTCTTATGCCCCGTTTTTGAGGTAAAGTCTTCAAAGGTAATCTCATATCCTAATTCATATGCATATAATATGAGAAGTGGTAATTTGTGAGCAAAAACTGATTGTTTTTGGCGTAAAGTCATCCTTTGGTTTTCCTCTATATAACCGATTAATAAGTTGCCAAAATGCCATCTCCTTTTGGTCAGCTTGATTTAATATTCTTTTATTTCACAAGATATGTCGGCCATCCGCTAGGATAACATCTTCTTGCTATTCTTGTTGTAAGTAAACCTTGAATTAAATGAACGGCATAGCCAAATTCACGTTTTTCTTCCGGATGTTCAGTAGGAATGTCTAAAAAAATTTGATAACTCTCCATTAATTTATCAAGGACTTTTTGTTCTTGATCGGTTAAACCAAGAATATTTTCCTCTTCCGGAACTGGAGGCTTTGCTTTAATCTTGTTTAAGGTATTCATTTTTAATACTCCTTTTTTTATTTTCTATATAACGTAGAAATCACTTGCCAGCGACACTGCCAGCTTTATCGGCAGGGTTGCTGGCAAGTGCATTGGTGGGTTATATTCTTTATCAATTGCAATAAAACCTTCCATTGCTTTAATAAATGAATACCATTGCGTGGTATTAAACCTTAACTCATCTATTTGCTCATCTTTTTCCCAAAAACCACAAGATGAAATTTTAAATTCTTTATGATCCCACCACGCACCCCTTATAGATGTCCCCCATTCCAATTTATCTATAAAAAATGGCATATTACACAGAAGTAAATACCATACATAATTTTCGTTATCGTTATGATATTTAAATGTTTCTCTATTGTTTATTGCAGAGCAAACTTCTAAAGCCTTCTTTGCAAATAATTCATCTATACAACCATCATAGGTGGTAAAATTAAAAACATGTAAAGCAAGAAATTCTAAACGGGTTATTTCTTCCTCATCGTCACAACAAACTTTATAACTATGCTCAAGTAATTTTAAATACTCCATATCAAACAATCCTAACTTAATATAACGCAGAAACGACCAGTAAAAGCCTAAGCAGCTTTATCGTTAGGTTTTTACTGCGTCCGTTGATTTGTTAGAGAGTTTTTCGACATGCAAAGCGTGCGTTGCTTGCTTCATTAAGACATCTTCTCTTTGGAAGACTTCGCCCCCTGTTAATTTATACAATTGAACTTCTTTCGATGCTAGTCTAACAGTTACGATTTCTTCTATTTCCTCTTTTGTAAACCCCTCGTCAGAATCCACCCCATACATTAAAACTGTTCCGAGCTCAAGCATATTTTTTTCTCCCTAGCCGATTAATAAGCTGCCAAAATGCTTTTTATTTTGGTCAGCTTCATTTAATTGTTAGACATTAAACCATCGTGTTTTTTATCCCGCCAAGCATAACATCCCAAATGACTAAGAAGCCATGCAAGCGTAGAAATAATTTTGAATTTAAGCGGCATATCTACCATAAGCCAAAATAAATTAAATAACCATATGTCGGAAATAAATCCTATCCCAATAACAATATTATAAAATGTTTTCATGTCCAGTGTGTCTAACGATAAATTGACTAGCCGACACATCCCGTTGAATTAACCAATATCCTTGGATTCGGTCTAGTCGAATGGTTTGTTATGTGGCTAACCATGCGAAAGCAAGCCACAATATCCGTATTTTAAAATAACCGTTTAAATGGTCATATTTTAAATGACCTATTTTACCATACCAAGGATTACCTGTTAATGTTCCACAGTTTGCCATCCATCCTATGCGATATCGCCTTTTCTTGGTTTTTATTTCAATTGCATATATAGGACGGATAATACATTCTGTGCTGTAACTATCATCTCTAATAGATTTAATTTCCCACATAACGCAGAAGTTAGCCGCAAAGGCTGTTGTGTAGCCTTTGTCGGCTACACTGACTTGTTAGGTGTCTTCACGTGGGGCACAAAAAGCCTCCTCACAGATCACAATAATCGTCATTATTGAATCTGGTGTCTGAGTTTAGTTGTCTGCTATATTTTTTTACCGGAAAAAGAATATAGTATTTACAACTACTTTCAGTACCCCCGTCAAGGCACCTAACGTGAAAATCACTTAACGATAGGCTGTTTCTCAAGCCTAGCGATCAAGTGGATTGCTTGGTTATAGGTATCTTAGCGTCCCATGATGATAACGCCTTGGTTTTTCTTCTTTATCAAGCAATACATTAACATACTGCCCATGGGCAGACGTAATGCGTCCTCTAATTAATTCAATCTAACATAGAATTGACTAGCCGACTGAGTCGCTCCGATATCTTAATCCCCAGTGATGTCGGTCTAGTCCAAGGATTGGTTATAAATGAATTACGGCAATTAATTTATGATCTGTCCAAGTAAACATGCCGTCTAAATGTTTTAACAATTCTTTTTCAGAATTTAAAATTATTTCTAATATTTCCCCGTCAGTATTTTTTTTAATTACTTTAAACATAATATTATTTATAACGCTGAATTAACTTGCCGAGGGTGCTTTTCCCTCGGTCAAGTTCAATGATTTGTTATATTGCTCTTTTAGCCGCTCCGTGCTCCGTGTTATTTTATATTCTGTCTTATTAAGAATTATTTTTCCTTCTTTCTTTCTCGATCCTATAAATTTTTCTAGCTGTTCGCGAGAATAAGGATTTAATAATATTTTTTTTGCTGTAGGAGAAATCCATGCTTTCATATTATATCTTTCTATTTTTTCAATATAACGACAAAATGACTAGTAAAAAATGCTTTTTATTTTTTATCTAGTCTATTGTTTTGTTATATTTTTTTCCCCAATAATATTTAGTGACGTCCGGCCTCCAACAAAAAGTCCATTGCGTTTTTTTCTTCTTTACGATTATTTCTAATGTATACGATGTAGTTTTCATAGTTCCAGCCGTTCCAGATTTATCCCATCGAATGCTAATATTTGGTTTTTTTTCGGGCATTGACTCAGTTTTATGTATTAATATTGGGAATATAAAAGTTCGTTTAAATATTTTCATCAATATAACAAAGATTTGACTAGCTGACTGAGTCGCTCCACAGGGATTGATCCCTTAGGATGTCGGTCTAGTCGAATATTGGGTTATAAATTCCTTTGCAATAATATAAATGCAATCTCTTTCATGCATAGGTTTATAAGTGCAGTGTCCATCACAATAGAAACAATAAGTATGTCCATCACGACTAGATGTATAATCAAAACCTTTAGATATTAATTTTTGAATTATATTTATAGCTTCTATTGATATACCTTTCATTATTTATAACGGCACAATAAGCTGCCAAAAGATGCCTCATCCTTTTGGTCAGCTTGATTTATTTGTTAGATTTTCTTTATTCTCTTTCAATATTAATATTGTTCCATGCCTTTCAATTAAATTTATTAACTTTTCATATATGTCCCAATTATATAAAGCCGTCATATTACGGAGAGCACTAAGATTATTTTTATTTAAAACAATAGGATATTTACCAAAATTATTTTTGAGACCAATCGCATATCTTTCTGTGCTATGACATAAAAATTGAGCGCCCGAGGGTTTTAACGTAAAGCTCACTTGCCAGTTGGCCTGCCCTCTAAGTCTAGCTCTGTACTAGGATCGGTTCAGGCCAACTGGTCAAGTGGAGCGTTTGGTTATAAATTGCCTCTCTTTATAAGCCCATACCTTGATCCTGCTGGACATGTTGCACCTAATACTTGCTGTGATATGCTTGGCGGTGACCTCCTTTTAAGCTCACATTCACTCACCATCTCCCCATACAAGCCTACACGCACAATGATAAGCATGTCCTTTCTCCATGTTTTTTCCGATATTTTCACTGTCCTCTTTGAATTGTTCTGTATCTGTATCAAGTATCATTGAATTGCTCCTTAAAATTATTTATAACTAGGTATTATAAATAATTAATTATTTATAATAGATAATAGGTGGTTTTCCGTCTAATTTTACAACAAAGTCAATTATCACATTTTTTTTTAAATTTGATGACTTCTTTATATTTTATTCTTAATGTTTTTTTCCCTAAACGGATCCCTTTTAATTCTTTCATTCTTATCCATTTATATATAACAGCCTTAGTTACTCCAAAATATTCTGCAACTTCATCGGGGCGCAATAATTCTTTATTAGGTAATCCTTTTATTAAAGATGTATTCATAAAGAAAGGAAAATCACTATTTCAGTCAATGAAATCATCTGGTTAAATCTTTTTAAATATTATGTTCTCAACTTTACTGTTTTCTCTGTTTCTTCGTTGTCTTGAATGAGGAGATATCCAATTTAAATCGTGTTCCGTGAATCCCTTTTCTTTTATCTGTGTAATAATATATTGTCTGTTTTCATTATTTACTTCGATTAATATTTCAGTTGTTTTTTTTATAAAGTTATTTGCCCCGTTTATAATCTTTTTTTCGTTTGCATCCGTATCTATTTTTAAATAAGTGTGCCTCCCCCCAAAAAGGAGGGAGAATAGACTGTCTAATCTTCTTTGTAGAATTAATCTACTATACCAATGCTTTTTAAAATCCCGTATATTATCCTTATCGTTCGGAGAGCAAAAAAACCCGCCGGTAGCCCCTGCAACATTATATTGTTGCGTAAAGATTGATAGTTCATCAGTGTCGCCAACCGCTAAATAATGAGGGATAATATTATAATAATTGTTCCTGTAAACATTTAGACATAAGGAAATATAGTTTTCCAGTTGAGGCTCTATTGAAATTATCGTTAAGTCAGGGTGTTTTGCCGCTGCATAAAGAGAATACAAACCTATATTAGCCCCTATATCAACAAAAAGTCCTGTGTTGTTAAATTGGTTTATCCATTTTAGCGTTTCCGGCTCTTTGTCCCAAAAAGTCTCAGCCCGCCATTGTTCCGTTTCAGTAGTTATACTTAATTTAAATGGTAAATTAAGTCCTTTAATATCCATTTAATATTCCTTTTTTTAAGAGATATTCGGCATAATCCCAATCATGTGGCTCGTTAATGTCGAAGCCTTCATACCCTTTTGTAAAAAAAACCTTAATTTTTGGTCCCAAATAACTAGCGCTGCAGTCCAGATTCTCGATACTGCATAAATCTATACAACCATTCTGAATATATAACTCTTGAAACACATAGCTTTGTGCCTCGTATTGGGGAATTATGCCTAAAAATTGATTCGGCTGATAAGATGACAAATCACCAGAAGGCGTAACTCTCCACATTTTTTCCGGGCGCTCGGTAATTTTTTGAATAGATTTTAACCCTGTATACATAGTCTTTGAAGCTATATTCGCAAGATTAAATTTATCTAATGCCCTTATAATCGTTCTTGAAGTTCTAAATGGATTTGTAGGGCGCAATATCATAAAATAACTGTTTTTATCACATTGATTAATCCCTGATAATAAATGCTCTATCCACCCGACATCGGGTGAAGTATCACCGGCAAGACACTGAGGCCGTTTAACAAACTTAATGTTATACTTCTTAGCAATATTTGCACAAACCTTATCGTCACTAGATATATATATCTGGTCAAATATTTTAGCCTTAACGGCTGCCTCTATGGTGTAAATAATTAAACTCTTAGAGCTTAATCTTTTAAAATTTTTATTCGCAATCCTTTTTGACCCCGCTCGTGCGGGAATAAAGGCATATAGCATTATTTACCTTCTTTTACCGTACCGTACAATATCCTTAAATGAGTTTCCAATATACCTAAAGCAGGATAAATCCCTAGTTTTTGAATATGCATTGTTAGCCCTTTCCCTGGCATCTCACAGAATACAATAGCAGGGCTTCCTTTTTTAATCTCTTCAAGAGATTTTAAAATATCTTGTTCTACAGGCGTTTGTTCAGTTGCCACTTTTGGCTGATTAGCCGACTTAGTTAATTTTTTTTTTGCATTTCTCTTTTTGATAAAATTAGGTTTCATGATTTCCTCCTTTTAAGTTTTTTATAATTAACGCTTAGCTATTTGTTTTAGAAGACGCCTCTCTAATCCTACAACGCTTAAACACTTACGCTCAGTGCTCCCTATCTGAACCACTAGCCTTGCTTTGGCCCCTTGTAATCTCTTTATGCTTCTTCTTAGCGCAGCCTTCCTTTCTAACATTTCCGATAGTCTGCTATACCTCTGCGGGATTAACCTGAATCTAAGAGTTTTTACTCTTTCGCAAGCTCTTGCGTGTCTAGCGTTTACTGCCTTTAATTGATTCGTCAACTTTGACACTGCACCCTTTAGTTCGCCTTCTTCTCTAATACGAATGTACTCGGAATAGGGTGTTAATCTGCCCATTGTTTACCCTCCCTAACAATAATTTACCAACTCGTGTAACCGGAGTCTACTAGTATCTGTGTTCCTGTTAGCTCATCACATTCACAGGCATATAACAATGTCTTTTTTAATGATTCTCTTGAGATAAACTTACCCAAGGGAAGACAGCTTTTAAATTTACTGCTAAACGGGTCTGTGAATTTTCCCGTATCCACAGCCGCAAACGATATGCAAACAGACCTGATATTGTCTCGTGCGTACTGAACTGCAAGCGACCTTGTTAACTGGATCAAACCTGCTTTACTAACATTATAAGCAACGGGTTTTTCAAAATACGCATCGTAGTTTCGCCAATCCGCAGCCACGTTACCTAAAATCGAACCGATGTTAATTATCACCCCACCGCCTGTTTTCTTCATTAGCGGCACTGCCTTTCTGGATATATTAACAGCGCCAAAGAGATTAACATTTATTATCTCTAATGCTTTGTCAAAAAATCCTCCCTGATCAACAGGAGGATTATCTATCGCGGCATTATTAACAACGATGTCTAGCCCTAAGCTTTTATTGTAAAACATCTCTTCAAAAAAACAATTAACTTTATACCGTGAGCTAACATCAATGTCGTTATTTAATTCAACAACTTTACAGCCCTTCTCTTTTAATGCTTCAACCCAAATAGGCCCAATATTTCCTATAGTGCCCGTTATTAACGCCACCTTACCTTTCAAATTCATACAACCTCCTTTCGTTTTAAAATGGATACATTCTTTGCAGTCTAACCAGTCTTCGTATTCGCAAATATCCCAATCACATTTCATAATTATGTATAACGACAAATTCACCAGTAAGTAGGCTGCTTCTCAAACCTACTTACTGCGTGAAATGACTTGTTATAAATTATGTATTTTAGTTTTAGCTTTATTTTTATGCTTTAACCGTGTTTCTATGTCTTTTTCTATCCATTCTTTACATTTATCGTAGGAACTATAGTTAACATTAGTATCAATGGAATCAACAATCTCTAACCAAAATATCCACAGGAATCTCCATTGAATGTAAAATCTTATCTCATCTCCTAAATCTTTTTCTACAATTCGATACTTCATCCCCATCCTTTTATTTATAACAATAATTTTGTCTAGTTGATTGTTTTGTTAGGGATTCCTTTCATTTTGCTCCATGTCACATGTGGCTTGACCATTAAGTTCGTCTTGAATTTTATTCAATTCAACTCCTAGGTCTTTAACGATTCCACAAAGAGCATCGAACGCTTCTCCTAAGTTAGTGAAAGTTCTATTCATCCCGAGTGCTGAAGCTTTTAGTAGCTCTATTCTTCTTATCTCCATAATATTTGCCTCCTTAGCAATAAATTATTACAAATAGTTAAGTTAAGGTTTTATTAAATAGTCCCATAGCAAAGGCGTATTAACAGTTAGTGACGCCCCTAATGTTTGTCCTATTACTTCCTGTGCCCTTGCCGGTGGGAGGCCGCCTCCTGGGCTTTTAAAAACCAAATCCTCTTCTTTTATTTTATATCCCGCTGGCTTGGCTTTTTTGAGATAAATTGATTTTTCCATCTTATAAAGCGCTTTATCTTCCCTATCTAATCTTTCTTTAAAACCTCCGCCGCGCATCATATATGCATGCTTTAAATGACCGGTTAATTTTTTCATCCCTTGAGGCTGTAAACTTAACGCATGGTCACTGCCTTTATTTACATGACTATCGGTAAAATGATATTCAATTATTTGCGCTCCATGATTAAAGGCGCAGATACCAGCCAAAACACCATCATAATGGGATGAAAAGCCGATGATTGTTCCAGGATTAAAAATCTTTAATTTTTCAATAACCTTTAGATTTAATTCTTGAGGATAATTCGGATATGTGGCTACGCAATGCAGTAGCGCATAATTTTTATGATGTCTTTCCACATACTCAACAGCGTCCGCTATGTCGCCATAATCTGCGCCACCTGTACTGATTATTAACGGAATCCGTTGTTTAGCTGCATAACTTATCAATGGAGTATTTCTAATATCGCCGGACGCAATTTTAATAGCTTTTATGTTTAAGTAACATAAAACATCTACGGATTTTATGTCAAACGCAGTGGCAAATATGAATATTCCTAAAAAATCTGCATGCCTAATTATCTCTCTATATTCATTGAAATTAAATTCCAGCGCTTCTCTGTGCTCACCATATGTTCGTCCAAATGAATGAATATTCTCATATGGAGAGTTATATAGCGCTTCGGTATAAAGGGATTTATTATCCCTTTTCTGTAATTTAACTGCATCACAATTACATTCTTTAGCTAAAGAGATTAAATCTTTACACTTTTCTACACTACCCCCATGATTATGCCCTATCTCTGCAATAATATAAGGTCTAGAGTTTTCATTAATCGTCCGATTGTCTATGTTAAAGAATCTATTACTCAAGAACAGTTACCCCCCCTCCGTAATATTGATTGAGATATATAGCCCTTCCCCATGCCATTATTAATGCGACAAAAAGATCAATACGTTCTACCGCCTTATCTTTAGCAGGACGAATGTTTTCATTGGCGTCAGGTACCATCACCACATTATCGGCGCACCATCGCAAAATAGCGTGTCCGTTATGTGATATTTTTCCTGCTAATGTTTTTGTTAGTATATCCTTAGCCGGCTCGGATAATGTTTTTGTACCTTGTCTCATTTCTATCATCTTAATACCTTCTTCATTAAATAATTCGCCTGCAAGTTGTGAGGCGTTCCATGGGTCATAGCCCACTTCTTGTAAGTCATATAAATCAGCAGCCTTTACAATATCCCTTTTCACATAAGCGTAGTCAATATAATCACCGGGCGTGGGAGTTATTAATCCTTGTTTTGCCCAAATATCATATTTAACATTATCTTGCCTTGACCTTTCTGTGATCGTATCTTCAGGGCAATATGCATGAGTTAATATTATCCATGAACCTTCCTCTTCAAGAGGCGGGAAGACCAATAAAAACCCTGTTAAATCTTGAGTGGATGAAAGGTCCACCCCACCTGCGCATGTACGCCCTAATAGATTTTCAGGTATAAAATCTTCTTTTGTTCCTTCACAGGCATCCCATTTTCTCATCGGCATCCACCTCTTGATATGTTTTGCCGGGATGTTAAGTCTATACCTACAGAAATCAGCCCAGTCTACCGGATTATTCTTCGCCTGATCATAATCTGCCCGAACTTTATCTAAAGTAAATATATGCCCTAAGGAGGGATTGACTCTTTTCCATAATTCTTCATCTTCCGGATCATCCTCTTCCGGATCCGCAACATATAAAACCGCAAGAAATTCAGGGTCTTTAATAATACCAGCTTTAACCTGCCTAGCCTTTTCTCTGATTTTCCACCATATACTATTTTTATCAAAGATCCCTGCGGTTGTCATTACAAAAACAACTTGTTGTTGGCGGGCATAAGCCGTACCACTCGTTAACACTCGCCACAACTGGTCGTTCGGCTGTGAATGAAGCTCATCAAAAATTACCGCCGAGGGATTTAGCCCGTGTTTGGTTTTTACATCGCTAGATAAAACTTGATAAAATCCATTATTCCGATAATACATCATGCGTTTCAAAGACCTGGTTATCTCCAGATTCTTTGACAACACCTCATCGTTCATCACCATAATAGACGCAATATTATAGATTAAACCTGCCTGATTTCTATCCGCAGCGGCCCCGTAGACTTCAGGGCTTGCTTCACCATCCGCAGTCAGCATATATAAAGTCACACCAGCGCCTAGCTCGGACTTCCCATTTTTTTTAGGTATCTCTATATAGCAGAATCTATATTGTCTAAAACCATCCTCTTTGAGAGTCCCAAAGAGGGGCTTTATCACTTCCTCCCATTCCCATTCTATTAATTTGAACGGCTTACCTGCCCATTGTCCTTTAGTGTGTTTAAGGCATTCTATGAATTTTTTTACTCTTTCGGCCTTTTCTATTACAAATGGCATTAATCAAGCAACCCCTCCAAAGAGCCTGCCTTTGTGCCGGTAAGGTCAATACCTAATCCTGTACGGCCTTTTGGTGTAAGGCCAAAATCGGCGGCATAAGCCCTAAACAATTTAAAAAACCTTTCCTCGGCCAATACATACGCATTTATTCTACAGGTAATATGCTCTTCGCCTATTTTATCGATATATGATTTTTCATCAATTAAGCTCGACAGGCTATTGGTTTTCTCTATGCATTCTTTTAACCGGCTGCGTAATTGACACAAGAAACCAAAGGAGAGGCCATCCGTTTCGCACAGGAGGCCTAACTTAACCAAGGTAGGCGCTAAGGCCTTCCATGCCTTCTTAGCCTCCCTGTCGATTTCCTTGGGCATTCTAGGCATGATTTCTTTAGGATGCGGTTCTATAGGAAGAGGTCTTTTCCCCGGATTGCCCTGTAATATTTTTAATTTAGTTGGTTTTTTGTTCATAATGTCCCTGTTTAGCTTTTTAATCCTTTCATGAGGATTATATCTGCAAATTGAAGGACTCTTTGTTTTGCAAGCTGGAAGATGTCTTTATAGTGAAGTTTTTGATCAATACCTTCCAATAAGGCCTTTCTAGCAATCATCTCAGAGGATAGCAGATTATGTAAATCCATAGCATCTAAGCTATTTCTGAACTGTTTGTCGATCTTCTCGTTTTCAGATATCAATCCAAGGGCTTTATATTGCATTTGTGCTATTGTAGTAAAATAATGCTTGGCGTTTTGATTTCCGTTTGCGGTTGCATACTCAATAAATGTTTTGATTTCATCTACTAAATCTAATCGTATTTGTTTCTTTTGTTCACGTTCTCTTCGCCATTCGAGATTAGACTGGCGAAGAAGAACTTCCTCCATCTGATAAAAAGCTTTTTCAAATTGTAATTTCCATATCAGGGCTTTCTTACCGGTAAATCCTAATATTAAAATAGTAAATGCCGACCTATTCATTTCTATATATCTGAATTCTTGCCCGCGGTAAACATATCTTTTCTCAAAAAACAAAAGCGATCGGTAGCATTCTTTAGTGACTAGATTTTCGGCCTCTAAGCTTTCTAAATTTTGCCTTAAATTATTAATAGCAGCTAAAACATTTTTATGTTGCTTCTTAATTTTTTCTGCAACCATTCGACTATCGCAAAAAATTTCATTTCTATTGAAATATACTAATTCATTTTTCATCCTGCCCTCATTCTAATGATTAAAAATTGAATTAAGGGTCGGTTGAAACGACCCTTAATTCAAGAACATTTAATTTCTGTTTAGATTATAGCTAGGATAATCTGTATGTCAAGCGTTTTATCTTAGCCACCTTATAAAATCCAATTTGCCCTACCATATAAAATCCAGTCCCCGTTATTAAAGGCATTTTTATCGAAAAATATTGTTAGAGAAAAACATAAATGTTTTTCTCTGTCGAACCTATTGCCTTTTGTTATCCAATAACTATGTTAATAGAGAGATCTAGAAGTAGTAGTAGGCCCTGTGGATAACTCGATTTTTTGTTGCTTTAACCATGATAACCTGTTAATGTAGGATTTTAAATTTATTAGAAAAGGAGGTGGTTAAATGTTTTCCCAAGCCAAAATTATTATCGAACAAGTATCAAAAGAATTTGACGTTCCTGTTAAAAAAATTACAGGCAAAGGACGCTCAAAAACCGTTCTAGAAGCTCGTAAACACGCAATTCAAAGATGCCGGGTGTTTACAGAATTATCCCTCTGCGAGCTAGGAATAATCTTTGGGAAAAGAGACCACTCCACAATCATGAGATATCTTAACCCACAAGATATACACTAGTTAAGTAGACCCATCCACAGGCTGTGGATAAGTCTGTGGATAAGTCTGTGGATAACTTTTTTGTTTTTGCTTTTAAAGGTGGAATTTAGGGAAAATTTAGGCCAAATTAGGGAGTTATCCACAGGGCTGGCTTTTCACAATTAAGACTTTCCTTTAACATTATGATTTAAAAACGAATTAAAGGTCATGCTATTAGATGCGCTCTAACCTCTTTTTTTGTAACCTGCTAAAAAAATGTGTAGGAAAAACCAATAGTTTGCCGAGTTTGTCTTATAAGCTACTTTAAAAAATTTCAGGATTTCTCAAGAAAAGACATGCATTTTCCCCTATTTGCTCTAAATAACGGTATTGTTTACATCTTCCTTATTTCTCTCTTTTTTTGATTCTATACACTCCATAAGTGCCGTTATGTTTATGGCAAAATATCGACTTTTTTCTAAAAACGTACCTATTCTGGTAATATTTGTCTTAATTATTCCCCTTTTTAAGGATATAATATATAGGAAAAACCCATAGTTGAACTAGTTTACCTTATGAACTACTTTAAAAAAATATTCGCTAGATTATGTAAACTAGACATTCAATAAAAAATTATTGATTGATTTCTAAAGTGTACCAATTTCTACTATATTCATACTTAATTATCCATTTCCACCAAGGATATAAAGTCGCAGCGGTCTTAATTTTAACCAAGGCATCATCTGTACAATAAGGAGCAATCTTGCCGGTTTTTTTTATAAATTTCCCGCCTTTAACTTCATGCACCTCAAAACGGTCTTGGAATACAACAAAATAGTCAATTCGATAATAACAATTATCTCCAAGCCTTACATTAAAAGGCTCAAATCTATAATCAATAATCTCCCCTGCTAACAGCATAGGTTGGAGTATTAGATTTTTATATCTTAACTCCGTATTATTTTCTTTTCCTTTAATTGGCAGAGGTTTCATATTTTGATTGCTTCGTCTTCGGGGGTATGGGTTGTAATATCTCGTGGTATAATTATTCGGCATGTTTTGCTATGGCAATATATGCCCACATGGTAGCGGCTTCGAGCTTTACAAAGGAAATATTTCTTTCTTTACTATCCGGACAATTTGACTTAATTAATGACGCTAACTCTCTCGCCATATCTCTTATCTCTTGAATTTTTTCAGCCCGGCCTTCTTTTGAAATCCTAGAGGCATATATCTTATCTAAATTTAAACTAAAGATAATTCCTCCTTTAAGATCACTCGCTATGTTTCAGAATCTTTTATTATGGAGCATATAATATATCAGGTTTGGCGCTACTTGCAGCCCCTATACGGACGCTTTTATATACATACCAAGCACGGAACCTCGACATACCTGAGAGAAGACAAACATGTCTTAAAATTTTATCCGCTTTCTTTCTATGACATTGTCCTAGATACCCTCTACGTATAAGCTGATATAAGGCGTCATGAACAAGGGAGCCTTTCATAAAACTTTCTGTGTCTATAGCTGGACCACTGGGACCATCCCAAGCATACCCCTCAAGTATGGTGAGGTTTCCGGAAGTATCTAATTTCAATACTCCCAGATCAATGCCCTTAGGCGTATAAATGTCAACATATATTGTAAAATCATCAGCTAAATCATATTTATATTTTCTTCGCTTTCTATATGCAATCATCTTTTTATTAATCCTCCGGTCTATTTGTTTGTTATATGTCTATCGGTAAGCTTATTAAGCATATTTTATAATGTCTACGATAAGCTGCGAATCTGTAATATCATTTAATATTATAGGCTTACCGTTTACAGAGCGGCAGATAAAGCCTCCTACTTCTCGAAGGATCAAAACACTCTCCCGTCCTGTCGCCCGTTCCCATACGCAAAGGGCATCATTTAATCGCACCAGTGCTTTCTGAACTTCCCTGTCTACATGTTCCATAGGTTTACCTTTTATTTCTTATACTCAGGATTATCTTTCAATACCGTTATTGCTCTATCCGCAAAATGGGCCATTCCAAACTGGTTAGTTAGCTTTTCTTCTTCCCATTCTTGTATTCTATTATTAATGAAATCACTTGACGAAGGCAGATTCTCGGGCCTATCGGTCGAGTGGATTGATTTGTTATCAATTTCCATTTGTTTATGTTGAGTTATTATACACAGAGCAGCATTTATTTATTTTACGGTTTTGGTTACTGGGGTCTCATCTCCTATTATCCAGCTCGATTTCTCACTCGCCAGCTTCTCTCAGTGCGAGGGTATCCCCTGAATTTCTTCAGTGTGTATAACACAACAGGTTAGCAACCTGCTCCCTTACCATTAGGGTAGCCTTCCTTTGGCGGTAAGGGAAGGAATCGAACCCTCTACGCTTTTACACGCCGCAGTTTTCAAGACTGTTTGCCACCATTGGCGTCCTTACCTTAAATTATTTATAACACAAAGTTGAGTAGTCAAAAACAGCTTCATCGTTTTTGATCTAGCTCAAATGCCTAATTATAAATTATCTTCCGTGCATTCGTCACACATTTCATCTAAGCCTGCCCCTCCGCAATCATCACAAGAGTCCATTACATCAAGATCGTCACAACGATGTTTCTTTAGATACTTCTTTCGGTCGAAAGTCCACCATACATATCCATCACCCTCACACTCGCTACACGGCTCACATTTACAGGACATAATTTCTCCGAATAAAATTCTTTATAACGACATAATAAGCAGCCAAAAAGCGCTTTTATTTTTTGGTCTGCTTTATTAAATTGTTAGACATTTTTAGCGCCTCTTTTATGAGACAAAATTTAACAAACAATGCTGACTCTAATAATTTAGAAATAGCGATGTCTCTTTCTTGATTGTCGGGAAAATCCTTCAGTATCTTCTTAGCAATAATTTTCATGTGCTCGAAAATATAATTATTTCCTGCTTCTTTAATGGTTTTATTGAAATCTTCTTCTATTTCGGTTATTTTATATGCGCCCATATATTGTTTATGTCTAACGTCTTAATAAGCTGTAAAATTTTTGTCTTGTAAAATTTTATCTGCTTAATTAAATTGTTATAAAAAAGCTCTTCTTCAGAAATCCATTGTATTGTTTTAAATGTCTCATCATATCCAACGTAACGATAATATGGCGGACC